TACTGCTGCTTGGTCGCGTAGTCCTGAATAATCTGGTTTAAGCGGTTCTGCTCATAAGCTTGCTGTTTAGCGCCTACGTCGTACTGCTGACCCAGTAGTCCTAGCTCCTGCTTGTACTGTTGTTCTCCTAGCGCACCCAACTGTCCAGCGCCTTGCAGTGCCTGACCATAACCCTTGAGACCTAGTTCCGAACCAAACTGTTGAGCTTGACGGGCTTGTTCAAATGCGGACTGCATACCTTTGCCATAGATGTCAGACTGTTGCTGCATCAAATTACGCTGGCGCTCTGCTTCAACCAAACCCTGACGCGAGCCGCCAAATGCACCGGCTTGAGCCGCTTGCGCTTGCTGTCTTTGCCCTTCAATAGCTGACTGACGCGCAACCTCACGCATCTGAGGAGCTAGAGCGTTTTGTACATACGGCGACATGTATGACTGCATTGCGCTTGGGTCAGTAGCTTGCTGAGCATAGTTGGCCCCCGCGCCCATAGACCCTAGAATGCCCGCACCGGTAAATCCGGTAGCCGCTCCAGTTTGCCCCGGCATCTGATATTCACCGATACCCTGCATAGCTCTTGCCTGCATTGGGGTGAACCCAGCTACGGTTTCACCTGTACCGCCCTGCTTTTGAGCATATTCAGAATAAGACTGAAACGGCTGGAAACCAGTGATTTGTCCTTTAGGTCCGTATTTATAGATTTGTTTTTCTGTCGCCCCCATCATCCGATCAACGTACTCACGTGCGTATTCAGGGATGTTTGAGGTTTCAGACCTAGTCGTGGTTGGGCCACCGCCGCCGCCATGCAGCTTTATCTTGCCGCCTTCTTTTTTGAAAGCATCGATAGGCAGGTCAGGGATGCCTGCCAATGCCATAGCGCGATCATTGAATCTCATAATTTTTCCCTCATTACCTGATGGGTGTTAGTTAAGCCCATTTTTTCATACATTTGGACTAACGATCCTTTGGCCCAACACTGTGCGGTTGTAGCACCCATTAAGCGCATCCAATTTTTTGCTTCATCAAACACATGCGTACGTACGATGCTTTTACCGCCCATCAAACTTACATGCGCTACGCGTTCACGCGGGTAGTCAATAATATCCACCGTTGCAGCGCCTGTAATACCCTCTTCTGGGTCTTGCCATATAAGTAAATACGTACGACCAGTCCTTATTGCAAATTCAACTTGTTCTATCGTAATTAAGTCCGGGTCTAAATCAATTGCTCTCTGCAACATTGGAGCCGCTATAGGCCAGACTTGGGGTAGTTCGTTTGGCGTAATCTGATATAACGGCATACTTATGCAGGTAGATGTTTATCGGCACGGCTATTAACTGCTACCTTCTTCTTGCCGATAGATTTCTTACGTGTACTCTGAATTCGTTCCATCATCGCGTATAGTTTTCTTGCTCCAGCTTCTGTACTTCCGTTCCCCAGTTCGGAGACGATTCTTGCAGGGATAACAAACTCTCCATCAGCAAGACGAGCAGGCTGACGCTTACCAATAACAGCAGGGATAGAATCAGATACACCATCGCCGGGCCCCCTTAACAAACGCCCACCATCGGAATAGCCACCAAGGTTACCCATGATGCCCCCACTAGCAGCTTCAACCGGTACATCCATGTATGTATCTATGTCGCCTAGGCTAGTCTTAGGCTGTTGAAACTGTTGAGTCTTAGTTTTCTTAGCCAGACGATTGTGCTCTTCTATAGCAGCGGAGTAGGGGCTGCTTAGCTCTTGGGTACGAGAACGCCGAACAATTTTTGGATTAGTCTCACTGTTTATATTTACGCTATTAGCCAACGCCGCAGCTTCTCTATTGCGTGCGGCTTCCATGTCTTCATAACTCTGAGTTAACGACTTAACCGCACGTTGCTTACGACTCTTCAAACCGTACTCTCGTGCCATCTCATCTGAGATACCGCCTTCGGCAAACTTTGGTTCACCACTATAAGCACCTACGCCCGCGTCTCCTGAGGGGGCTAAAACATTAACCGCTTCAGGACGCTGAATTATCGGATTACTGTACATCGCTGTGTTAATCCCCGCCATTGGATAGCCGGTATTTGCGCCTACTGCGTTCTGTGCAGCCATTGTTTCAACAGGGCCACCAACCGCGTAGCCCATCAAGCCGCCTTCAGCCGCATACTTCTGGTATTCATATGATGGTTTAAACGGTGCAACCTCCGGCGTGGAGGCTTTAAATTCAGACATGTCTACAGTACTCTTGTACTTATCTTTGTCCTCTTCTTCGGGTTTATTCATGTACTGCCCAAGCGACATCAAGCCTATTCCAGCATTTAGTTTATTGTTGTCCAGCCATTCCAAAGCGTCTTCAGCACCTTGTCGAAGTGCACTTTTCGGTGCCAACGGGAACTGAGTATCAAACGTGGGCTTAAACATCGACTCACTAGCCGGACGCATTGTGAGGTCTGATACTCCTTTATCCGATGCTATTCGTGAAAACGTGCCGGGATCGCCTAGCTTCGGTACCTGCCCACTAAGGTCTGAACGCAAGTTAGGAAATTTAGCGTTAATCTCGCCTAGCCGCTGCGCACTAAGGTTAGGGTCAAGCGGCGGTTTTTTCGGGAAAAAGCTTTCGGTAAGTTCAGGCGCAGACGGCGCGTTGCCAATCGGCTTGAATGGGGGCATTGGGCCACCAGCAGGAGGTAGCGGAGCGGCAGGAGTAGCGTAAGAAGGGATAGGAGTAGAACCGGGGGGGAAATAAGAAGAGCCACCAGCGCCTTGGGCTATACCTATATCATCTGCAAAGTTTGCGGGGCCTAACTTATCTATCTGGCTCATCAAATCGCCAGCGGGCGCTTTAGGCGGTAAAAATTGGCTTGGCGCTGTGGGATTAAGACTAGCCGTAGAAGACCTTAAGTACTCTTGTGCGCCTTGGTCAATCCCTCGCTGCGCCGCTTGTTTAGCGGCTTCCACCCCAGCTTGCTTAGTGGCTTCAATACCAGCTTGCTTAGCGGCTTCTGTTCCAACCTGCTTCATGCCAGCCTGAATAGCTTGCTGTTTAGCAAGTTCAAGTGCGGCGGTATTTGCAGCGGCGGCACCAATACCAGTAGCAGCGGGAGCTACAACAGCAGGCAAAGCAGGAGCGGCTACAGCGGCTTTGGCTAAAAACGGGGCAACAATGGCGGGCATCTCAAATCTCCTTCTTCATCAATACAAGGCCCATGTTTTGCCCGTACTGGTATAAGCCAAACATTTTAATAAGCTTTTGAGCTTTTATATCATTTTCGAATGGCGTTGCGTAAACTTCATTATAATTACGCGCCTTCAAAAACGGTACAATTTTGTCAACAAAGATACTGTGGTACTTCTTAAACTTACCTACCGACCATGCCCCCGGCGTGATGTTCAAGTGCAATGCCACTATGTTAATGCCTGACAAGTAGTCACACAGGAAATGCACGTCGGCGTCTTGGTACAACGTCTCGCGTATGTCTTCCATTACACTTTTATCTTAATCACGTTTCCAGCCGAAGTGTCTCTATACAGATCACCTACCCGCAGTTTGGATAAATCAGCTTGAGTAGGCAAACTTACGACACGGGTCTGAGTAGCTTGGTCAACAGTACTGAAATTCATAGCCGACACGATTTGAGTCGAAGATACAGTCTGTGTAGACGCTGCACTGGGGCCGGGGTTATCCAACTGGGCGAAATACTGCCGCAAGATGTTGTGCACTGAATCTACATACGCCCGGTCGTATTCAACAGGCGCAAGGGGTAGCGCGGGGGCTCTTGTTGTTCCTGTGGACATAATTAGTTCCTACCGTCAGGGCGGACATCGATTCTTGGGACACCCAACTGCCACTGGGTGCCGAGCGTATTTGACTCAACTTTGAACGCCATCTGGCGACCACGCACCCTGCTATAGATAATCTCGGTGAACTGCTGCACCGTGTATGTTGTTTGTCCAGAATAGGATTGGTTTGATTGAACAATCGGGCTAAGCGAGGTGGGGCCGTATGCAGAACCGGGGTTTTGTTTTGGGCGCACAGTAAACGTCACATAAGGCGTATTCGATGTTTCCCCTTGAGTGTCTGACCCGTCAAACGTAATGTCTGGAATCATCCGCCACACAAACCCGTAGTTATGCCCATCATCAATATCAAAATCAGAAGACTGCACGTACGCATTGATCGGGCTTGGTGGGTTAGTGCTGCCATCGTCAACCGCCGCTTCGTGTAGAACAAGAATATTAGACTGCGTCGCAGCTAACGGGTTAGACCGCAAAGGCGAGTCTAGCCATGCCGTACGCCCCATTGTGCCGTAATACCAAACACGGTCTAGATAGTTAAAGATGACGTAGCGGTCAATTATGGTATTCGGGTTACTTATAGTGTTGATGCCATCTGGCCCTGTAAGTGAGCAATAGAACCACCAGATTTCAGAATACCCTTCGTTGGAACCAGCAAAAAATTGAATTTGCTCATCCATATTAATATTGCCGTAGACAAACTGACGCACTGAAGAAGGCAGCGTTTCAACGCGCCCTGAGTACATATAAAATTTATCTACCCCCATCCAGTACACAACCCCCGCAGCGGTAGCCATAGCGTTCATACTAGCAATAGAGATGTTGTCTGCTAATAGTGTAAAGCCCCACACAAACGGAGGCCCAAGGTACTGCATGGAGTAAACAGCCGAGTCTGTCCAGACTATGATTTCCTGTCGTGTTTGTAGTGCGCCAACGATTCTTGACCCGTGTGAAAGTCGGTAACTACCAGCTTGGTTAGTCGATGCGGGTGTCCATTCTGTATAGCTTTCTTGCGCTGACCAGCGAATAAGCATCGGGTCTTGTTGCGTAGAACCATAGTCATTACAGCCAAACGCTATAACAATCCGCGAAGAATCTGATACAAGAACTTCAGCTATGGTACTAGGAACGTCCGAAGTGCCTGTGAGCGTTATGCCTGTATTAGTAGCGGTTGCCGCATCGCTCATGGTGTAAGTACCAGTACCGCCTGTACCTGTGCCAAAAGCAGTAATTGTCGTGCCGGTAGGTATGCCTGTACCGGATAACTCCATCCCTATGAAAACCAACGCGCCATTACTGATGGAAGTAATCGTGATGGTAGGGCTTGTATTGGTAGTGTTAGCTAAGGCGGTTAAACTGCCGACCAGCACCCCACGAGTGTCAAACGCAGGAACTACCGCTGATCCGGGTTGCCACAGATAAATAGGCCCGTCTTGTGGAGAGAACAATAGGTCTTCACCAAAATTAGACTGGCTCCACAAACGAACCGAGTCACTTTCATTAACCGCCGCAGATTCACCCCATCCGTAATACCCAGAAGCGTCTTGTACTACTGCATTATCTAAATGCGCCGCTGCAACTGTGCCAGATGCCCCACGAATAACCGTACCAGCAAAAGTTGTAGGAGTTGTGGTCGTGTAAGTGATCAACTCATTGTCTATGAGCAAAATACCCGAAGCAGGAAACCCCGTTGTAGAGTCCACAGTAATAGGTGTCGTGCTTGAACTAATACCGCCACCAACATTAATTGCTGTTAGTTGAGCGCCTGTAATTACGCCGCCCCAAAGACCCGCACCCCAGCCAGTTTGGACAGAGCCGCCACCAGTAGCGGCGTTAATTTGATAAGCAGCTACAACTGCGGAACCGCCATTACCAGTATCAGAAGAGTCTGCTGTAGTTGGGGCTGTAATAGTGTAGGTATTGGAGTCTACGTACGTTAGTTCGTACTCTTGATTGAGTACGGTAGCAGTGATGAGACCACCTAGCGATACAGCGCCTGAAAACGAAACGAAATCCCCAGTCGCTGCACCGTGGTTAGGGTCAGTAACTGTAATAACAGCGGAGCCGTTAGTCGCCGCAAAAGGATTATTTAGTGTGGCAGTGCGTCGAATGGGCGTAATGTCGTAGTACCCGCCACCGTTTTCTACGTAAAACTTTAGGTTAGTGCCGACGCCGAGCAGGTTAAACCCCTTGAGACTTACCCAATTCCATAAAGAACGGCAAGTGCCAAGAAAAGTGGCGTACGACACAGCAGCCCAACCGCCAATCTTCTCCGGGTAACCGGAACGAAACCGTACCTTATCGCAGTCAAACCAACCACCTTCGTTAGCGAGTGTCGTGCCTTCACGGTTTACACCGGGGCGAAACTGTAGTTTCTGCAACGGCATGGCTATTCCTTACTTTTGCCTGACGGCGTTGTATTGTTTGACGCATTGGTCGAGGGCTGCTTGGAGGCGGGCTGCGTCGGCACTGTACCCTGCAAGAAATTCTCCATCTCCTTTTGCCAATT